TAGCCGCTGCTGATCGGCTCTCCTTCGCATACTCTGACGCAACAACCGGTTTGCCTGTGACAGCAATCGCCTGTTTAACCATAGCAGTAATCTCTGCGGGGGTCTTATCCCAACCAGTCTGAAGGTAGACATAATCAGCGTTTGCATAGTATTCCTTATTCCCATTGTGTCCACCGATACCAGAGGTTAGATGAACCCCGACTGGTTTATCAGTGATTGATTTTAAGTGGGCGACCAAAGCATTGACTGTCGCGGCATCCCAATACTCATCACATTCAAGGCAGGTAACATATCCTGTTACCTTGTCATCAAACCTGCTGACGATCTCGCTGAAGTGAGCCTTCTGAGCGTCCAGTGATTGAGAGGTAATGCTTGGGCTATCGTCAGGGGTGAGCCACATAACCGGGCTTAACCCTGCGGCATTCAATGTGTTCAGTTGTACTTCCCAATCTGGTTTAGGGGCTATAATGGAGAGATTAAAATCCGGGCCAGCGTTGAACCCATCCCCACCATTGCGACTGTACAAGTAAATATGGGTGTCACCGTTTGCTATCGCGGCGGCTCTCATTTTACTTTTCTCTGCGTTAGGGTGTAGGTAGTTGAGTGTCATCCACCTACTATCTACCATCAGGAAACTGGCTCTGCTGCCGTGTATGTCTGCGCTAGAGGGCCGTCCAAGAATTACCGTCATACCAATAGATACCATCAGCGCCCAACGTATTACCCCAAGTGCCTGATGTCCCATGCCCTGCCGCATATCTTATATCTCCTTCCCTGCTTTTTAGAGGGTCTTTAAAAGTAGGCTCAAGCCTGAATACATCCAAGTTAAACAGAACATCTGATAGCCTATTTAACTCATGGAAGAGGTAATCAGAAAGGTTCTCATTGCTAACAGGGGCAGGATTAGGAGTCCATCTGTTTACAGACTTTATAACCTTACTAGGCGCGACATCAACCATACGATCTTATCCCTCTTAGACCACTCTTCTGTAATTCAAAGGATAAGCCAGAAAGCCTCCAATCTACATCTGTAGTAGATTCTACCTTAAACCCAAAATACTTTCCGCTTACCCTGCATGACACCTTTGACTGAGTATTGGGGTTAAATTCAATAGGGCCTTCCCATGTGATACCATCCTCTACACTCATCTGTCTACCAACGTAGACATTTACAGTATTGTTACCACTTACCTCTATCTGAGGATATACAGCAGATATAAACTTTACTGATTGAGGATCGCCAAGATCATAACCAGACCTTTCTATATACGAGGTCATGTTGGCGGTATCTTTCTGATTTCCGGCATTATCCCTAAAGAATTTAGTATTGGTTATGTCAGCAAATACAAGATTTTTCAGATGGGCATCATAATCTGATGACCCCCATGCCTCAGAATCTTCATTCCATGTTTGAGTCGAGGTGTCCCATAATTTACCGCCGGGATTCGCGGCTAAAATACCTACCCCAATATGTGAGGTCGTAGGTAAATCACGAAAGGTAAACGTATCCTTTTCCCAATTCCATATAACAGCCTTGTTTACTACACTAGAACTTTCTGTAGCATAACAGGCTAGAATTTCCTTATGAACATGATCTGCCACAACAAAACTCTTTTGCCATGTAGGATCGCTTAGATCACCAGCAACAATCCCATCAAATACTGATCTTCGTAATTTGCCAGTCAGAAGAGGAGTTACAGTTTGTCCATTACAGAGATAGAAGTTTGAGTTACCCATAAAGAAATGGCCTCCCTCAAAATCTACTACCGAGTTCTTACATAACGCTCCTATAGTTGGGCTTAGTAATTTGAATGAAAATATATAGGGTGTTCCTACATAGTTCATTATATATATACTATCATTTTTATATATTATGAATGAGTCACCTAGAGGTAAACCATCCAATATAGACCCCGGAGTATCAGCCAACTCATATTCCCCCGCGTCTAAAGTTGCATCCATAGAATTCCATGTTGTGGGGGCAGAGCCGTAAGATGCCTCTGTAGACCATTTTACGAGCCTTGGTTCTACATTGTTTCTAGCAACCACATTGTTCCAATTAAGGCCAACAAGAAAGGTTCTGAACGAGCGGATAACTTCACACTTATTGGTTGAGTTGCCAGCCTCTTTTGTAGTAGCAACACTCCAGTTCTGCAACTCTCGGAGAGGTATTAATTTAGAGGGAACCCCACTACTGTTAAGAGGCCACATTTGCGGGGCATCGTATCCGTTGGTTGCGATCAGTAATCCATTAAGGTTGGTAATAGCCCAACGTCTAGTATTCTCAGTGGCCGCATAATTATTATCAGTTGTCGCTGTAGTTCCGATTGGGGTAACAACAGACAAATCGTCATGTGCGGCCGGGTCTGTACTTGCCCTAGTACACCCTGTCAGATCATTGGTCGATTTTCCAGTATATGTTATTTCTTCGTAATAATTGGTTGCCGCTACCGCTACCTGTTTTGTTCCTATAGCGATAGTTCCGCTAACAGGAAAGGCACTCGCATCAGTTAATGTGATGGTAGTGACAGATGAGTTTATAGCCCCATTAAGGGTATTTGTTGTTTGCCTAGTTATGTCTGTCCAAGAAGAGCCATCCCACACAGCCGCCTTATTTTGTCCAAAGGCTAGCCAATAGTATGTTCCCGCAGAGTCTTCATACGGAGTTAAATAGTACGGGGGAAATGTGATAGTTTTTAAAGATTCCGTATAACCCCGAATCTTTTTAATTCCATTGTCTAATACTCTTACATTATTTCCAGCAGACCAAGCGTTAGGGGGTAGGTCATAGGGTGGCACATCCTGTATTATGCCTATCTCCCCTACGTTTGCGATAGGTACTAATTGCATTACATTCCACCGGGGATGAACCAACCCGCAGTATATGGGTAAACTGAAGGAGCGGTATTATTTAATACATCTATTTGACGGCTGCTATCAGTATATATTGTGACATTGTTAACAACATATTCAGCATCATCATCCTCAATTCTTCCCAAAAGATGTTCACCACCACTCCCGGTAACTCTCCAATATTGATAACTTCTCGCTGACGCTATTTGCCCATCTATATAAACATTACACTCTGCTTTAGTAGCAAAGGATGGCATCAGAATAGTAATGGCTTGGTAGGCTATATTTGGCCCAGCAGTTCTTCCATTATTAAAATTAGTTGAAAGCATGACATAATCCCCACCATCATGGAACCACTTTTCAATGTCTCCAGCACTGTCAATATAGAAAGCGAAGATACATCTGTCACTTGCGTTATACCAACCATGCTTAGACTCATTATATGTGGGAGCGGTTGTAGCATTTAAGAATGACGCGGCGACTAGTGGGGATGCGGAGATCGCAGAGTCATCCATGTAAAGGTACTGCCACTGTGAAGTACCAGCCGCAGAACTAGCCGCATTACTACCACCAGAACCAATCTGGAAGGTTAATTGGCTATCCCAAGAGTACGATGCAGTTGTTGTGCCGTCTAGGTCATACTCTCCAGAACTGATATATATCTCATCAGCATCCTTATAGGCAAAGGTTGCTCTATTAAGTGATCCAGCAGTTCTAACCGTTGCCCATGCTGTAGCGGTTGCTCCAGAGTTAACCTGTAAGAACTTGTTTCCATTGCCAGCGATGTCTGGAACGGTTGGGGCGCTTGTGTTCGATGGGAAACTTGCTTGTATTGTAGATTTAATTAGTCTAAGGTGGTCGTCACCCTGACTTATAGAGTCTGACCCCGGAGGATTAGTGCTTACTAAATCCTTAATATATGTTCCTGATTCTAATGCCATGTTCTATACCTTCGGATATTTAGTTTTAATTACCTGTCGTAATCCTTCAAGTTTGGTCACTGATGCCATGCGTTCCTCGACCACTCCTTCCCACATAGCGACTACGAGTTCGTTAATAGACGGGTATTCTGTTTGGCGGTTACGGGCGTATGCTTGTGCGTCTGATTCTGCTTGGAGTCGTGCGGTTTCAGTGTCTACTAAGGATTGGTCGATCACCACAGGATTACCGCTTGCGTCAAAAGAATTATCACCGGTAATGGTAACCACGGTAGGATGAGTATTTCTAATTGCATTATGGTTCATCCTTCGATCTCCGTTAAAATCATAGTTGCTGGCGATGTGAAGTAACTGGCGGTATCGCCTGTTGCCATCAGATTCATATAAAGAGTTTGGCTACCGTATGAATTGCAGGCATACATTAGTTTGTATGTAGTTGCAGACGTTGTAGAAGGACTATCTAAATAGTTAATTGCCGTAGACTGCCCTGCGTTATACGCCATACCAACCGATGATTGACGGCGGGAACCCTGAACATCTCCCAATGATCCAGAAATTACAGAGGAATCCTTAAAGAGTTGAATCCAAGGTGCGGCATCACCACCAGCGGCGGCCATAGCAAAACTTATTGAAATCAAAATCTTACTACTGGTCGCTGATGGAGTAATTGTTCCTTCAAGTCCGGTAGTTACTAAGGTCGTACTAGAGGTACTGGCTGCACCTGTCAGCATGGAACTAACAACCTGCAACACCTTCCCCGCACTCAATCCTGTTACGGTTGCTCCTGTTACATCGAGAGTTACACCAGATGGAATATCAAACGTATCACCGCTAGTTCCTAGAGTTACAGTACCAGCACCTGTGCGTGGACTGAGTTTGGCTGTTTTTACTTCACTCATTTCGGATACCCCAGTGTCGGATCAGCAAGGAAGGCTTGATAGTCTGGGTCAGCCTCTATCGCAGCCCATGCTGTTTCTAATTCTGCTTGTGTTGGTTGTGGGTCAGAACCACTCCACTCAACGAACTCATGTGGTGGTGGCGATTGGGTCAGGCGATACTGATTAGCGTTAAGACCCAAATGATTAATACATAAATTGATGTCCATTACGCCTCCTTAAAGATTTCGACTGTAGTGTATTGTTCGATCCCAAAATTAGCCTCGTAGCCAAACCCATAGGTTGCATAAGTGCTAGTCGAACGATGTTCTATACTAAATGCTTTTGAATCAGCAATCGTTGTTCTGGCAGACCCTTCGCTACCCGCGTTGTAATATCCGTTCAGAGTCATGCCAACCTCCACTACAGCAGCATCAGTTACGTTATACAGACGAGATTGTGAGGCGCCAATATAAAAAGCGGTTGCATTCCAAGTTATTAGGTATGTTCCCGCACCCAACGTAAACTGATTTGTCGAAATTGAAACAATGCCATCTGGGTCTGCTATCTCTGTATTCAAATCCCTAGTACGCCACGCACCTAATGTAAATGTGCCACCCGCTGTACCCTGTGCTTTCTGATCTGCGATGATTGCGTAAGATGAGAATAGTCCAGCAGTCAATCCTGTTACGGTTGCTCCAGTAAAGTCAGCAGTGCCGTTGATGTCCAGAGTTGCGCCAGATGCTATGTCAATCTCAGCGGATGCTGGGAGTTGGAATACATCCGAGGCATCACCAAGAGTCGTGGTAGTCCCGGTAGCAGGGCTTAGTTTATTTGCTTTGACTTCGCTGCTCATGTGATTGCCTCTATCTCTGCGTCAGTCAAACCGAGTGCGGAGAGTTTGTCGTGCGCTGATTGTTTGTCTGCGGCTTTTTGTGCTACAGCGTTTGCTTGTTCTGTTTCAAGTCGTGCTGTTTCTGTGGCTATTAACGATTCATCTAAGACAACAGGATTACCGTTAATATCGTAAGCGTCTGCGCTTCCAACAATTCTAGTGACTGAAGGATGTGTATTAAGGATTGCTTGATCTCTCATCCTTCTATCTCCATAAGTATTACTGAGGAAGAGCCTCTAACCTGATAATTAAAATCAGTGTCAGTAAATGAACGATTTAGGAATACAGAACCACCGTTATATCCGTAGACTGCTAACCGATAGGTTGTAGCACTTGTTGTGCTAGGTGAATCCAATAATGAAATCGTGCCAGACCAAGGAACATGGGCGCCCGATCCTGTTCCAGTCGTAGCAGTAATCCGGTTTGATCCTGCCGGTGTTCCTTGATTAAGATCGGTGCTATCTCTAACAATATTAGCGAATCCGTAATCGCTAACCCCAAGGTTTGCCATAAATAAACACAAAACTTTACTGCTT